ATCATAGGTTAATGCACACATTTTACCATTTTCTTTTATACACCAAATAACTTGATATGGATTTTTTTGTACAAATATATTATTCACACCAGTTTCTAAAATATCTTCCGAGTGCATATTTAAATCAACACCAAGCACAACATCTTGTTCACGACTATATATTAACTCTCTAATTCTTTTTTTGTTTTTTTGCACATACACAATAACATCATTTGCTATAGCTGGTTGTACATTAGATGATCCATAGGAGTTTTCTACTTGTGTATTTATATTTGCTTGAGTAATTAATGCGTCACCATCTACTGAATTTATAGATATTGTTCCTCCATCTGTACCCATAAATAAATTTTTCTTACCAAGAATATATTTAGATTCTTCTGGTGAATCAACTACTCTTTTAATAGAAGTGCCATCTAGTCTAGCATCAAATAAGAAACTATATATATCATTTACAACACTTCCATATATTGTTGATGGTTCGCTTACAGATCCAGTAAAAAACAATCTGTTTTCATAAAACTCTGCTGACGCTGAATGACCTCGATAATCTGAAAAAGCAGCTTCAGACCAACCAGTTATAAGAGTAGATGTCATGCTAGATGCTAATGGTGATAAGACTGTGGCTTTTACTTTTGAAGATCCACTAATAACTGCGTCACTATCTACATCTACATTAGATAAACTAGCAGTAATTGTTATGTCAAAAGTATTAGCTGTTTTATTTGATATTTCTTTATTAGTTATTACCTCTGCTCCTGAATCAGATGTAACACCTGTAATATCTACCATATCTCCATTTACTAGATTGTGACCATTTGCAGTTACAGTAAGAGTTGGAGAGCTATAACTAACACTTGATACTGATTTACCTATACCTATAGAGTTTGTACCATTTTTAAGTATTTGTACAATACCTCTTTGATATAACGCATCTGTAGTAAGCTTATAGTTAAGTGTGCCATCATCATCAATAAATTTTATTCTTACTTGTGTATTTTTTCCTTGTGTTTCTGTTGATGTAAATTCAACTTGTTCTGCTGTTAAACTAGTAGTATTTTGTAATACAACATAATCTACAAAACCAGCACCATCTATATTTCTTTGAACAATTAATAACCCTCTATATGTTCCAGTTGTTGAAACACTAAAATTTGTAAAACTAACATCTAATTCTTGTGATGACGAACCAGTATGATCAGCAGTAATACCATTAACCTCTACAATTCTTTCAGCATTACCTCTTGGAACATTCATTACCCATCGAGAGTTTTGATGACCATCAAAAAATACACCAGTTGTTTCAACGCCACTTGTAGTAGTAGTATCTGATTCTAAAGTAATTTCACCAGTAGTACCACTAGCTAAAATTGCTTTAGCTGTTAAATTCATATCTAATGTTGGAGGATAAATATAATCTACTTCTGATATTTCAAATGCTGGTGCAATGGTTGTGCGAACTAACTTTAATGTTTCGTGATTAGGATGTGTTAAAATAATAGTATCAAATCTTCTTACAAACTGTACTTCAAATATTTCTGTTGCACTATAATTAATTGTAGTTGGATTACCCTCTACATCATTTGCAAAAGTTGCATCTACATAATTTTGTCCACTACTAAAATTTTCTAATGTAGAATTATATATACGAACATAACCAGCAGTTGATGTAGTTTTAGGTCCTAACTCAATTATATAATTTACTTGAGCAGAAAAATCAAAAGGTATTAATCGTACTGGTTGATCTCCAGCAGCACTTGCACCTTTAGTTAATGCTATATGCTCTGATCCAGTTCTTCTTTCTACACCACCTTGTGGTAAAACATAAAAGTTATCAAGTTGTCTGCAACCATTTTTATATGCAGCTAAATCTGATCTACCATCATACTTCCCAGATATTTGACCTTGATTAAAAGATTGTATATAGGATATAGCCATGTCATTAAATTATTGGTGAGTTATTATATCTTGATGTTATAAAATTACTTTCTTCCATATCCCAATATTTATTTTCAAGTGTATCTACACTCCTTGCTTCTGGTAGAATAGTAGTGTTATATTCTTCTATTAAATTGTTTTGCATTTTTAAATCTAACTGTAAAGGAACAGATAATTTTATTGCTAGATTTTGTATAATACATTTTCTTAACAAAGGATCTAATACACTTAAATCTTCTGGGTTGTAAATATATAAAAGAAATACTGTATTATAATCTGTTAAAAGAGTTTTTCCTTCTATAACATAAGTTGTTCCATCATCAATAGCATCAGTTGTTTCGTATGCGTTAACTACTCTAATACAGTCGTTTGGTAGTTGATATTGAAACTTCCATTTAAAAGATGGAGTTGTTGAAAGTTGTGTAAGTTGTACTCTTTTTGTAGCACTATTCCATCTATAGGACCTTAATACTTCTTCTAGTGCTTGTGAAAAAAGAATATTACAAAGCTTTGCACTTTGTATTACTGGTTCTGAATCATTTTGGTTTATATCAAGTGAAGCTATAGTTTCTGCACCTACTTTTAAAAGTGCTTGGTTACATAAATCAATTTTGCTTAAAGCCATACTTCACTCCTAAAAAAAATGTAGGACTTACATTAACCGAGAAGGTAAGTTAAATGCCTACTGATATTACTTATTATTTTCCATCAACAAAATAGAAAACTTGTCCTTCTACTGCTATATCAGCAGCAAAAGCTTGTGCATTTTGTGTCATAGTAACAAGACCTGCACCACTAACTTTAAGTCCATTTCCTGAAAAATAACCATTTGTTACTGAACTACTACTAGTATTAATAGTAAGAGCAGAACCTACAGTTACTGAATCAACTTTTAAAGTTATAGCAGAGCTTGCATGACCACCAAAACCAGCACCTGGCTGAACAGCTATTCCTACAACAACAGCATCTTTAGGAAGGCAAGTTAAGTTAATAACATCTCCTCCACTACCAGCAGCAGTTGAAGTAAAAGAAAAGTTAGCTACTTGTAAGCCACCATTAGCAGCGAAAGCATAATCGCCTGTTCGCTCTGTAGTTGCATCAATAGAAGTAGTTGAGCCATAAACACGAGTAATCTCGTTAGAATTTAATGTTGCCATTTAATTACCTCCTTTATGATGCGTCAGCACCTGATTCTTTAACACCGATTTGAACAACTTTCTTTTCTTCCATACGAACAGCACCTGTTCTCATGCAAGAGTAAGCATAGTAGTTAAATCTCTTATCGTCACGTTTGCTAATCTCTGTTTGAATTGCAGGATTCATAACTTGACGTACAGCAGAACGAGTGTAAGCAACACAAGCTCTCTTACCAGCAGTAGTTGATCCACCACTTGCAGCAACAGGAAGATCATCAGATGCACCCCAAGAAAGATTTGCAATGTGATTTGTTCCATCAGCATCATTTGCATCATTTACAAATGGAAGTTGGTTGGACTTGATGATTTCGAATCCAAAGAATGTATTCATATCACCACTAACTAAAGACTTAATATTATTGAAGTCAATAGAAGCAACAGTTGTGTTAGTCAATAAGTCTTGTAGAGCTTTAGGACTAACAGCAAGATATGGTTTATTTAATGGATCAGAAAGATCAACACCATTAGTTTCCATAATTTCTCTTGCTTCAGCAATCTTATCAATAGTTAAGCCAGTATTGTTATGAGCAATCTTATTAGCAGCAGCTAGATCAGCAGTACCACTTCCTGTTTTACCAGTTTGTGCAGTACCGAATAATCCTTTTAAGAACTCAATGTCATACTTACGCATAAGTGCAGTTACTTGTTGCTGAACATATTCTGATTCAGGATTTACAAGCATTTGTACTTTGTCGAACTTATCTAACATTAATCCAACGTCATACGCAGTAGCTGTAACTCTACGTCTGTCGTGAGATATGTCATTTTCAGGAGAAGCAGCATATCGAGAAGTAACTTCTTCTGCGAAAACTGATCCTAACTGATCGTAATATTTTTCTTCACCTTCGATAGATTCTTCGAGGTGTGTGCCTTTGAACTTTCCACCCATAGTTTGAGTAAGAAGATCAAGAGTAGCACCATACTGCTTTACGAATGCAGTTGTTATACTAGTTGAAGCCATTTTAACATCTCCTTTTTAATAATTGGCTAATTAATTTACACGACTAATCGGCTCTGATTATCTCCTAAAGGAGGTCTTGCCTGCCAGTTTACGTCTGGTTCGACGACAACTTACAGAGGTCTTAAAAGATTGTCTCTTTCGTTAAAAAAATTTGTACTAAAAGTAAATCTTAGCTGTCAAGCTAAAAATTACAAATCATCTCCAAGCTTATCCATAAGGTCCTGTCTCTTTTGTGCAATATGAGGAGGTATAGGCTGTCCTTTTTTAAGATACTCTGTTACATCTATATTAACTTCAGCTAATTGATCACGAATACCAGCTTGTGTTTTAGTTTGTAAATGACCTATCTCTGGATCATCAGCAAATCTGTTTGCAATATTACCAAGAGTAATAGCTAATGTTGGTTCATTTAAGATTCCAGATTGTTTGGCCCATTCAATATGTTCGTCTTCCATACCATTATTTCTTAACAAACCTTCAATGCTTTTATTCATACCATCATAGGATTCACCCCATGCTTTTTTTAGCTCGTCAGTTTTTTCTTTTTCAGCTGTTTCAAAAGCTTCTTTAGTTTGTAAAGTTGTATTAGCTGCTCTTTCTAAATACCAATCAACTAATCCTTCTGCTTGATTTGCGTTAGCACCTATTTTAAAGATTTCTTTTTTAAACTCTTCAATAGCAGTTGCATATGCACTAGCAGCATCTTGACCAACTATATCAGCAAAATCCTGGTTAATACTAAAATCATATCCTTCAACATTTTCAGGTCTACCTAGCTTTGAATAAAAATCATTCCATTCATCTTCTGAAGCATCTGATTTAGGAATATCACCTTTTTTACCAGCAAAACTTTGTAGCTCTTTAATATACTGACCTACTTCGTTTGCATTTTTGCCTTGTAAGTTTTTCCAAAAACCAGCTCCCTTTACATCTTCATCATCTATTTGTTCTAACATAGAATCAACAAATGCAACTGAACCGGCATCTTGTTCTGTGGTTTCTTCAACAGGTGTTTCTACTACTTCTTCAGTAGACTCTACTACTTCTTCTTCACTCATTAGTATCCTCCTCTATGGGTTTCATATTTATTTGATTTTTAATTGCTAATATGACATTTCTTAGTGCATTCATTTTTGCTTCTATTACAGGATCATTGTATTCTGTTTGATCTTGCCATTTGCAAACGCCTACTAGAAACTTCATTATTAATAACGCATTATTATTTGATGGATCGAAAAGGTCTACAAAAGCTTTTCTAGTTTCTTCTGATAAATCCTTCTCGTTATCCCACTCAAAATCGTAGGTAACTTTATCTATTATGTCCATTATTCTTGTCCTACTCCTAATTGTTCCATTAATTGTGCTGCACCACTACCTCCTTCTGGAGATTTAGTAGTTTTAGAATATACATCACCTAAAGTTTGTGCTTCTTTCATCTGAGCCATTTGTTGTGCTTGCATAGCTTGTGCTTCTCGTCTTTGAGCAACTTCTTCTTCAGAAGCTTGTAAAGATATTGGGACCATATTTACTTCTTGAATAAATCTAGCTGTTTCATCAGCATTTATATTATCAAGTATTTCTGGTTTGAATTGTGCAATTTGCATCATTTGTTGCATAGCAGTCATTGTTCCAAACAATTCTATTTGTCTTGATGCTATAGATGCTTTACCAACTAAATCAAACTCCAGATCAGCACCAGATAATTCTTCAATTTCTAATTCTTTAAACATATTAGCACGTAACATAATAGCAAATGCTCTTTCTAATGCTGGTGTTACAAAATATTTATTTAATCTATTAACTGCTGGTGATAAAAATTGTAATGATAAATTTAATCTTTCAGCAGATTCAAATGCTGTCATATTTTTTCTATTCATTAGTGGATTAAACAATGGTACATAGAAAGCATCTAATATATCTTCTTCTTTCTTTTGAATCATTGCATCATTAACAACAACATTATCTTGTGGCCGTAGTTGTTCAGGTTTAGATAGTGGATTACCAGCATTCCAATATATGATAGCACCTTGATCATTAGATATACGTCTAACACTACCATCATTAGGAGCTAACCAAGGAGGATTAGATACTCTTTCAGCACCACGAATACGAGATACTTCCATTCTATTTATCATTGGAAGAGTTGCAGCTACTTCTAATGCTGGACTACGACCATACTTTTCATAGTTTGTTTTATAAAATCTACCAACAGAGTATGGCATTTCATCAAAACCAGACTCTAATACTATCTCTTTGCTTTTTAATTCAATATATATAGAAGCTACTTTCTTTTTACTTTTAATTTGTTCTGTAGGAGAAGCATTTTCTCTAGGCATTACAATGTGAATAAAAGTATATTCTTTTGTAGATGTTTTAGGATCAGTTGATTCTTCTAAAATGTTTCCAGGAACAGACTCTCCAAACTGTTGAACTGCTTGACGAGCTGTAAGTTTAAACTCACGAATAACTGTATCTACTTCTCCTAGATAATTTTCACAAAAATAAAATTGATTAATATAGTGTGATCTCCAATTTAACATTCTTTTTGGTGTTGATTCACAAAATAATGCTGTTGTTCCTATATATGCACAATGATCAATACATTGACCCATCTCTTCATAAAAGTTTGAATCTTCGATTGCTCTCATAAATTTAGAAGTAGTTGCACTTAATGCTCTAACTACATTATCATTTTGCATTAAGTCACGATTTGTAGGTAATATTCTTATCCAGTTTTGTCCTTGTGGAAAAAGATGTGACATCATACCAGCTGTAAACATACGTCTAGCTTTTATACCAATATCTGTAATTCTTTGAGCATCATCACGCTGACCTTTTGATTTTCGGTCCTGGATATTATCTTTACTTGGACTACAAAATTCTGCAGCAGCTTGATATAAAGTTTCAAAGTTAGCTCTTTCTGAACTAGTCTTCTCACGTTTATACATTTCAATAAGTGAGTTTACATTCATAAGTTATAGTTTCCAGATTGATTACCAAGTCTTTCTTTAGCACTTCCCATAGGCTGGCCTTTAGTAACAAACAAAGATTCATTACCTTTTTTTTCTTTAATTTGTTTTTTAGTTGCTCGTGCAGCTTGCTCACCCTCTACTACTGTTGCAATCGGTGGTGGAGGTGGAGGTGGTGGTGGTGGTTTTGGTGCTGATCCCATAAATTTTTCTCCGTAATCTTTCTAAATTATAAACTTTTAATTTGCCATCAAATCTTTCAAATACAGCATATTCTAATTCTACTGGCATCAACGCAAATAGGCGTTTTAGGTTGCCTGTGAAGTAGTGAACAAAATAACAATCACACCTGTCAAGCTTATTTAATTGTTTTTTACCTAGTAACACATCTTTGTTATGGTACATGGCCATGACAAATGTTTTATCGTCACTATATACTATTCCATTTTTTAAATAATAATCAAAAATTTCCTCGAAATCTTTGCCATAATGGTTTTTCGCTTTGTTTATCATCAAACCAATTATCCTCTGCATATTCTTCTGGACCACTTACTTGTTTTGGTAGCTTTATATTATTATCAGTAGACAAATATACTTGTACTAAATTTAAATGTTTAGCCATAATCATTGTTCTAAATGCATCAGCACCATGAGAATGTTTATCATGTACAGGTTTACCAGATGCATTTTCTCGATAGTTTTCTAAATGATTCATTAAATCTTCACATAAAGTAGATATGTAAACTTTTTTCATATTACGTCTACATATTTCTATATCTTCTAAAATAGAATTAGTTTTTGGAACACGTCTAAAATTTATACCTACTTCTTTTGCTTTAGATACTAAATCTCCAAACAACATACGTTTAGATACATCATGTGGTGCATAATGACCACCATATTTATAATTTTTGCTATGAATAACTACACCATAGTCTTCAATTTTTTTACCACTAGATTCGTGATAATCAATAATATAAAAATTAT